GCTAAATTAGAAAAGAAATGGGAAATTATATCTCAAGAAGATATAGTATACAGTTCTGATTATATGCTTGCGGGAAGTATAGATTTAATTCTAAGGAATAAGAAAACCAGAGAATACGCTGTCGGTGATTGGAAAGTAACAGAAGATATGAATAAATCATATGGTAAACTATTAGATGTATATAATACATTGAAAGATAGTGCATTAAATAAATATAGTATACAATTAGATATATATAGTACATTGGCACCTTATAGAATCCCGGAAGAGAATCGCATTATAATTAAATTAGAAAAGAATGGTTCTTTCAGTCTTTTTTCTCCATTAGAGAAGAGTTCTGAATATAAGTTACCTTTTACATTAGATAAAACAAAAAAAGCCTTAAATCAAAGAAAAAGTATAGTTAAACCTTTAAAATAAAAAAATGAGTAAAATAAAGAATAAATGCCCTGAAGAAGCGTTGGATATCAAAATGATATTGGATGAAAAACCATATAATTTACAAACAGCTAAAAAATATGCTGACGAAATGTCACAGAAATATCAAAAATTATATTGTGTAGTTAAGGATAATAAAGAAAGACGTAAGATATATCATGTTATAGGTTTTAATCATTTTAGAAAGACATTAGTTAATTATGAATTATACCATATTACTAATTATATTAAAATAAAAATATAATGACAAAGCTGGAACTTATAATTAAGAATCATTGTTTAAAAGAAGGTTTGGATTATAAAACCGCTTTGAAAATATACAATTTCACATTCAAATATATCAAAGCGAGAATATGGAGAAGTTTATCCGAATATTCATTTAAAGAATATAAATTGATAGCAACTATACCTTATTTGGGTAAATTTGTTTCTCGTAATTTGGATACGGAAAAAAAACGAAAAAAAACAATGGTTGCTTTATATAGAGTATACGCTAAAAACTATAAAAAAAGAAATAAAATATGAACAATTTATTTGAATTTGATGGGGAAAATATAGAATTTAATCCTATATTGTTATCTATTCCTGAATTTGAAAAACTATGGAATAGAGATAAAACGAAAGATAAACGCAAAGCAAGAAAAGAATTAATATATATTTACGGTATGTTATCTAATGAACCAGATAATATATGGAAAGACTTTACAGATTTGTCAAAAAGAGAGAATATTATTATAGCTGATTTATTCGGAGAATCGTCAAATTGGGTTCCCGACAGAGTGTTGAATGCAGCATTCAATAAGTATAAAGATAGATATCCTAAAGAACCATCCGAAACATTATTGGAAACATTAATGGCAAGTATGATGAAGTTAAAAGATTGGATAGATACAATTGATTTAGACGAACGTGATTCAAACGGAAGGTTAATTCATAATCCGAAAATATTAGTTGAATTATCTACCCAGGCATTGAAAAAGTATATGGAAATTGAAGAAGCAATAGAGAAGATAAAATCTAATAAACGACTTAAAACAGACAAGTTACGTGGTGGTGCTGACGAAGGTATGTTTGAAGACGAAAACGCTTTTAAAGGATTAACATAGTATATGGAAAATAGTAAAAAAATAATATCAATTAAAAATCATATAGACGAACTTAGCATTAGATATAATATACCACCAGACGAACTTGAAGTATTAATTGCGTTTTCAAGACAATATGATTTACATATATATGATACAAAAATATTATTCGATAAATATAAAAAAGAAAAGTATGTTAAAGAACATATAGATGAACGAAACTATTTGAGTAGAGTTAAGAAATGGTTAGAAGGAGACTATCATTTAGATAATAGCGATCGGTTTAAAATAGCAGCGAATACGTATATAAATACTAATAAATATACAAATGCAATTAAAAATAAACATCCGAATTCAGCATATAAAAAGTTTTGGTTTGAAGAAGCAAGAAGATGTATATATGGGTATCTATCAGGGGACGAATGGATTAGCGGATATAATTATTTCTATTTGAATTATGCACCTATAGAACTTGTAAAAACATTAAATGATTTTGAGAATGATGATGGTCGATTACAAGGTGAACGAATAACTGATTTCCCTTTTTTCTGGGACGGGGATATGTTTTACTTTCAATATCTCGAAGAAGCAGAACGTAAAGGATTATCAGCAATGGTGTTGAAAACACGGGGTCGTGGTTATTCTTGGAAGGCGGCGGCAATGATGAATAGGAATTTTTACCTAATTCCCAGGAGTAGAAGTATAATATATGCAGGGGACGATGAATATTTAGCAGGTGGAGATGGTGTATTAACTAAATGTTGGTCACAAATGTCATTCTTGGATACATACACTGCATGGACAAAAAAGAAACAAAAGAAAGATACAGAACGTCACAAACGTGCGTCAATGATTAAAATAGTTGATGGTACTGAAATTGAATCAGGTTTTATGTCTGAAATAATAGGTAAAACATTACACAATGATGCAAGTAAAGCTCGTGGACGTAGAGCCAAATTAATACTATATGAAGAAGGTGGTTCATTTAAACATTTAATAGAAAGTTGGATAATATCAGGTCCATCTGTAATGCAAGGTCGAATAACATATGGATTGAGAGTTGCGTTTGGAACAGGTGGTGATGCTAATGTAGGATTCGAAGGGTTAAGAAAACTATACTACCAACCAGATGCATATAAAGTATATTCCTTACCTAATATGTGGACACCTGGAGCAATGAATAATAAAGTAGGATGGTTTCAACCAGAGTATATTAACCGTGAAGGTTATTATGATAAAGATGGAAACAGTGATATGAATACAGCAAGAGAAGATATATTAAAAGAACGTGACATATTAGTATCAAGTGGAGCCGATATAGATACATTATTGAGAACTAAAGCAGAACAACCAATAGTACCGGAAGAAGCAGTACTTAGAACTACAGGTTCTCCTTTTCCCAGAGCTATGTTAAAAGAACATTTTATTAATTTAACTGCGAATAAAGATATATTAGGAGATACATATAGAGGTAAATTGATAATAGACCCATCTGGTAAAATAGTATGGTTAGAAGACATAAACGTTACTATAATAGAAAGTCATAAGTCAAGTAAATTGAATAGGGAAGGTGGTATTGAAATATACAGTAAACCTATAGAAACAATAAAAGAACAATTATATGGTTACATCATAGGGGTAGACCCTGTCGACTTCGATTATGCTGAAGTAAGAGAAGACAGTTTTTCACTGGGAAGTTGTTTTGTATTCAATACAATTACAAATAGAATAGTAGCAGAATATACAGGTCGTCCTGATTTAGCTGATACCTTTTATGAAAATGTAAGACGGTTAGGATTGTATTATAATGCACAAGTAATGTATGAAAATAATATTAAAGGTTTATATACGTACTTTGTAAATAAATATTCAGAACAAATGCTTGCATTTAAACCTAAGATATTAGATGATGGGGATACATTGATTAGTTCTGGTCGAAGACGTTACGGCTATACAGCTAATGAAAGAATCAATAAAATGGGCTTACAATTAATTAAAAAGTGGTTAATACAACCAGTTGACCCTGAAAATACAGAGTTAAAAAATTTACATACTATTAAGAGTAAAGGTCTTATAGATGAATTGATAGAATGGAATCCAGACGGTAACTTTGATAGAGTATCATCAATGATTGCATTAATGATATTTTATAAAGATATAGAAAGAATGATTAGTGATGGGCTTACCACGACAAAAGAAGATAGTTCAATGCAATTTTTTAAAAAACCGTTTAAATATAAATAAAATATTATATTTTTGCAATATAGTAAATAACAAAACAAAAAAATAAATAATGGATAAAAAATATAAAATTCTACCAAAAGGACGTAATAAAAAGAAATGGTTAGACGAGATTACCGATTATTATATCGATACATCTGCTACTGACGATGTGAGAGACATGGATAATATTAAAGCAAACTATGATTTAATTAACGGTTTAATGGAAAGTGACTTTTTCAATAAGCAATTAAATCCTTTAAATTTACCACAAGCTAGTAATGATTTACCAGTAAAAGAAGAAATTATTCCTGTTATATTACCGTCTATTAATACATTGATAGGTGAGATATATGATAGAAATCTTGATTTTAAAGCATATGTAAATAATCCCAGTGCGATTAGTCAAAAAGAAGAATATGTAAAAAAGGAATTTGATAAAAAAATGCAAGCTATTATAGAAAACAACAATCTCACAGAAGAAGAAACTAAATTGAAATTAATGGAAATCCAACAGTGGTCATTATATGGTACTCAGGATGTTAGAGAAAGATTTGCAAATCATATTATTACTGACAGTATGGAAAGATTACATTATCAACAAGTTACTAAAAATGGCTGGAAAGATATTATACACAATTCACAGGAGATATATAGATTTGATTTAGTTAAAGGTAATGTATCATTTGAAAGAATAAACCCAATGGATGTTCAAATTTATGGCTTACCTGAAACAGGAAATATACATGAAGCAGAAGCGATTAATTATAAACGATATTTAACTATTGGTGAAATAGTATCACAATACGGGGATTATTTAAAAGAAAGTGAGATTAAAAATATAATAAGTAATATTGGTCAAGCAAGCCAGCGTGGTGGAATGACAATGTTATTATCGAAAGAATTATATGATTTGAACGGTGGTGTGACACCGGAAGGAAAATCAACAGTACCTACATTTGAATTTGATTCTGAAAAGAATGAGTTTTTTGATAAAAATTCATATATAGACGGAGATAAAATATTGGTACAAACTATTTATTTCAAAATATTAAGACGAATAGGTAATCTTGCCACAATCGATGATGAAACAGGAGAAGAGAAGATTATAATTGTAGACGAAGGGTATGAAGTAAATGAAGATATGGGGGAATCAATAAAGTATGAATATATAAATGAATATTGGGAATCAACTCGGATAGCAGACAACACCTACACAAAGCAACAAAGATGTGCAGTCCAAATGAGAGATATGAATAATAAATCATTGGTTACGGCACCAATAGTTGGTAAAATAATAATGAATGGTAAAGAGCAAGCTAAGAGTATAGTTGACAATTTAAAACCTATTCAATATCAATGGACAATGTTTAGTAAAAAGATGAGTTTGTTATGGTCACGTAATTTTGGTAAATTAGTACGATTAGATGTTTCTAAGATACCAAAAAAATATGGATTCGATGTTGACTTATTTATGGCATGGATAACTACATTTGGAATTATACTCGAAGACCCTTTCAATGAAGCTATGAAAGGACAACCAGCAGGACAATTTGGTAGTAGTGTACAAGCAATCGATATGGAATTATCATCATCTATTTCTCAGGCATTACAACAACTTATTTATTTAAAAGAACTTGCTGACGAAATGGTTGGTGTTACAAGACAACGTAAAGGTGATTTAATGGCGTCTGATGGATTAGGAACTACTCAGGAAAGTATATCCCGTTCATTAAAAATAACCGAAGAGATATTTCAAGAACATCATGAATTACAAAAAACATTATTGTATTATATTTTAGAATATAGTAAAGAATCATTGGTAGATGGAGAAAATAAAAAGATGCAATATATCACAGATGATGGGATATTTAATTTATATGATGTAGAGCCGGAACAATTCAAAGATATTGATTATGGTGTATTTATAAATAATAGTAGAAAACAATTAGAATTAGAAAAAGTATTTTTACAATTATCACATGCATATGCTCAAAATGGAGCAATCAAAATGTCCGAAATAATGGAATTATACAATACATCTAGTATGTCAGAACGTATAATGAAGCTTAAAATGAAAGAGAAAGAACAAGAATTACAACAACAACAAATGGAAAAAGCTAACAAACAACATGAGCAGCAACTACAAGAAATGATTATTGCTGCCGAAGACCGTAAACATAAGCATGAAATGGAACTACAACAACTTAAAAACGAAGCAATGATACTGGTCGCACAAATACAAGCTGAAAGTAAGTTGAATGGCGAATTATTAAATGCTGATGTAAATACTAATATAGCTGATAATAAAAATCAAACAGAAGAACGAAAAGCAATGCTCCAATACAAAGCTAAAAAAGAAGGAGATAAAGCTAAAACTAAACCTAAAAAATAAACACAATTATGGCAGAACAAACAACAGACAACCAAAAACTTATTTCATTCGATGTGGATGAAACTGTAAAAAATAATGATGATACAGATACATCCGGTACAACAGATGAATTAAATAGAAATATGACATCTGAGTCCAATTTACAGTTGGAAAACGAAAACATCATGGATGATACACCTGATAATTTAAGTCAAGGAGATGTTGATTTACAATCAGATGATGGGTACAACGTATCAGAAATATATACTTTTTTAAAAGATAGTGGGATTGCACCAGAAGTAGAAGATTTAAATAATATCAAAGATATAAACGATGTTGCTCGAATAATAGATGAACACAGACAGAAAGTCATTAACGATACTATACAGAAAGAGTTAGAAGAGTATCCACAAAATTATAAAGATTTATTCGAATATGTAAAGAATGGTGGTAAAGTAGATGATTTTGTAAATAATTATAAAGATTCATATACTGATTTAGATATAAATTCGTTGCGTGGAAATACAGAGTTACAAGAAAAAGCAATATTTAATTATTATAAAGCTACTACAAATTGGGACGATGATTTTATCAAAACAAACGTTGATAAATTTTCAAATGATGAAAAAGTAGAGATGAGTAAGAAAGCAGTACTTGAATTAAAAAATATAGAAAGTTATCATAAACAACAATTAATTGAACAACAACAACAGCAACAACAACAAGCAGAAGAATATAGAAAACAAATGATAAATGAATATAATAAAAATATTGATGAAATGAAAGTACTGGGTAATTTAGAACTTACAATCAAAGATAAAAACGAAATTAAGGATTATTTATTTAACGATGTAACTTATAATAAATTGAATAGTGATTTTGAAAAATATAGATTAAATCTAGCAATTTTAGATAAATATGGTTTATTAGATGATCCTAGCAAATTATCTGAAATGATAGGGTCTGGGTCAAACAAGAAGTATAACTTTAAAAGACAATCAGGACAAAATAAACAAAGTAGTCAAAAAGGAGATGGATTTGATTTCGACCTGATAACCGAATCTCTTGGTAATCAAGGAGATAAGATTGATCTTACATTTTAATATAAATTAAATAATATTTTTATTTATATTTGCATAAATATTACAATTAAAATAAATTAAAATAACTTAAAAATTATGGCAGGTTATAAAGCTTTTCCTTTTCAATTAAATGACGCAACCAGTTGGAATGGACTTACAAGAGAAACGCATCTGATCAATGCATTTGGAGATGATCCTCAATATTTAGATCAACAAGTACGAAACGTATTTTCAGTAAATTATGGTCTGAGTTTCGATGAATATTTAAATCAATTTGGTACAAAAGAAGTGTCCGAAGATAAATTTTTCAAATGGAAACTACGAGGACGTGATGAACGAAATATTCCTTTATTGAATGTATGGGAAGATGAAAATGGAACAATAGCTGCAGGAACCAGTAATCCTAGAATAGGAATAGCTGGTAGTAAATTTTATATGGATTTCCCTGAAGATTATTTTTCAGTTACTATGATAATTAAAGGTTCGAAAGACTTATATCAATTGAGAGTAATGTCTAAACCTTCACAAATCACAAGTAATCGTTATCGTTATGAAATGCAAGTAGTTACAGGAGATGATTCATTTTTCATTCCATTAACAGAATTAACAAGTGGTTCTAGATGGGCTGCTTCACATGGTTCTACAGAAAGATATCTTTCTAAAGACGGTATGGATATTTCATTCAATTCACCATTCACTATGCAAAATCGTATATCAATGCTTAGAATGGAACATTTGATTCCTGGAGAAATGATTAATAAAGGTAAAAATAAACCATTGGTATTTGGTTTCTTAGGAGAAGATGGTAAAGTACGTAAAGCATGGATTCCTGAATTAGAATATGAATTTATTCGTCAATTTAAAATTCGTAAAAACCGTATGGTTTATTATGGAAAAACAACTCTTAGAGAAGATGGTACTTCAACAATGAAAGGTTCATCTGGAAACGTAATCGAAGCAGGTTTAGGTATTAGAGATCAATTCTCTCCATCTAATAAATTCTATTACGATGTACTTTCATTTGAAAGATTAAGAGATACTTTGTTGGAAATATCTATTGGTCGTAAAACAATGGGAGATCGTCACTTTGTAATTGGTACTGGTGAATATGGTTTATCTATGTTGCACGATATGATTGTAAGACATCTATCAGCTAATGATTATAAATGGTTAAATGATTCAACAGGACGTGGTTATACTTGGAATGGTAATGATTTAAATATTAAATTTGGACAATTCCGTGGCTTTGCTTCTATCAACGGTATTAAAGTATCATTCATTCATATGGAACATTACGATGACCCAATTTATAATATTTTACAACATCCAAACGGGGGTCCAGCAGAATCTTATAGATTGACTATTATGGATATGGGTTCTAAACAAGATCCAAACATTCATAAAATTAGAATCAAAAACGAACAACCACAATATGCATATATTCCTGGAATTAGAGATCCTTTTAATAAAGGTGGAATGGGAAGAATGAAACAGGTTGCTTCTAAAGTAGATGGTTATGAAATGATGTTGATGGACAAAGAAGGTGCAGTGGTAATAGACCCAACTAGAGTAGTTGAATTTATCCCATCTATACTTGCATAATAATATTTTGCTAAAACTAAAACACAATAACAATGGCAACTAAAATAACAAAAAGTACCGGAATTACTAAAGGTTCCGGTACTAAATTTGTTTTACCGAATAAGAAAGTAACATTAAAACCAATAGTTCGCAATACTATGTTCATGGGGATTGAAAACCATGATGGGGCATTTATGTTTACAGGTTCATTCCAAGTATGGACTATTTTTAGAGATCAATATGGAAAATATAAAGATCCATTGACAGAAATTGAAAGAAAACATATAGAATCTATAATCGACGAAGATTTGAATATTAATCATAAAGATAATTATTGGCATAAATTTGAAGTTAAAATTAAAAAAGATACTTATAACATAGATCATTTGAAAAGAGTATTTGATTTAAAAAATCCTTTGGACTATATGGCTTATAAATTACTATTGACAGCACCCGATGTAGCAAACTCATGGGATAGTAGAAATGATACCCCTGAATACAGATGGGCATTGATTGATAAAGATGAACCAATACAATCTAAATTAACAATGGGTAAAATGAAAGCATCAACTTATTCATGGTTGGACGAAAACAAAAATAAACCAACAGTATTAAGAGATATGCTTCATGTAATGAATATTGGTGTAGATAGAGATACTCCAAGAGATGAATTGGAATCGGCGTTAATAGAATTAATTGAAGATAAACGAAAATTAGAATTACTTTACGATAATGTTAATGATGAAGGTCTACATTTAAAAGTATTTTTTGTAAAAGCATTGAAGGCAAGAGAATTAACTCACAGAAAAGGTAAATATTACGATAAAGATGGAGAACTTATCGGGGTAACAAAGAACGCTGTAATTGAATGGTTAGGGAATCCTGAAAATTCAACTCGGTATGAAATGATGTCAGAAAACATTAAAAAATTAAATATTTAAAAACTTTTTTCAGATATGACTGCAAACGAAATGCGTAATTTATTTAAAGAACTTTATGATGGTGCATCTGCACAAGAGATGGGGTTCGACGATATTGAAGTAAGTAGATTTTTAAATCTAGCGAAAGATATTATATTGTCACAAAAGATATTTACATTTCGCAATGCACAAATGGAAGGTTTTGAGAATAGTTCGAAACGAGATGTAGAACTTAGTAATTTGAAAATGACAGCTACTGTATGGGAAGATACTGTTTCAGGAGATTGGTTATTCAGATACTATGGTACAGATTTTACTGAACAATCAGTTGCAATCACAATGCATAACGACAATATGACTAACAGCAATGTTGTAATTTTTACAATTCCTGATTATGTATTATACATAGTGAAAGATTCAAGTGATATTAAACAAAATGGAATTATGTATAGAGATGTCCCTGTTAAAAATATAAATGAAGATAACGTCAATGATAAACTAAAAGATCCTTTTAGTAAACCAGATGTTACAACATTATATAGAATGTTTTCGACAATACACGATGATGATGGAACTATTACTCGTTTGGTAAAAATATTTTTACCAGAAAATTCAATATTATATCGTTATAATATCACGTTTTTAAGACAGTCTCGTGATATAATAGTTGATATATTAGAACCTAACAATCAAGTTAATTGTGATTTACACGATGTAATTCACAATGACATTGTAATTAAAGCTGTAGAATTAGCTATAGGTTCAATAGGTTCGCAGAAAATACAAATTGCGAGCAACAATACTCAAAAAAATATAAATTAAAAATTAAAAAATTATGTCACAATTATCCAAGCTACCAGCTTAATTGATCCAGCATCTGCTACTTATATTAAGGAAGGGGAAGTTGTAGTGTCAGGTCTTGATAATAAATTATTAACAACTGATGCCGGAACCTATACAGGCGTAGACGTTAAAATTTCACAACGTAAAGATTCTGGAATTTTTAGTTCACCTGATTTAAAGGCAGACAATGTAACTTTTTACAAAGTATCAGGTTATGTAGCTAAGCAAGAAAAAATAGTATATTTAGGTTATAACGGAACAAGTGGAAACTTAGAAAACAATACGTTTATTCCGGGAACCGAATATGAAATTAAAATTAAAAAATTAGGATTATTAGATCATTATGAAGATGCTTATCCATCACATAAAATGTTTGGTTATTTCAATGCAAGTGCAACTTCAGGAGAAGCTGTATTAGCAAGAGGATTAGTCAAAAACGGTGTAGCTAATTTCAGTAACGATATTGATGGATTTGTAAGAATCGAAATGGTTACAGGATGTGCTGCGAGTGCAGCAAGTTTGGCTTGTTCTTTTATTGAAGGTTCTAAATTAGTAACTGCAACAGGTGCAGGTCATGGAATATCAGCTTGTGATTATATTAAAATAAATGACGATACATATTATGTAGAATCTGTTGACGGAGCATTAATTTATTTAGAAGTTCCTTATCAAAGAACATCTTGTACTGTGACACCATCTATTGTTACAGATCCAACAAGTGCTGGATGGGGTATTAAGTTTACAGGTAAAGAAAAGAAATTTGATTCAGGTAATCTTAAATTTAGATATGATGTTTCTGATTTCAATATATTTACAACAAACTTTGACAATACTACTCGTACATATGCTCAATCAGCTAATATTGGTACAGGTACTTGGGAAGAAGTATGTCAATTAGAATGGGAAGTTCAGGATTATGAAGGACAGACAAGTCATACTGACTATTTATCTCCTTCACGTAAACGTTATTTCGAAACAGGTAAAAATTATGATATTTTGGTTCTTAGAGCGTATGATAATAGAGAAGAACAAATAACAGGTACACCTAAATCACCATTTACTGTATTTGTTGCAATTCCTACAGGTTGTACACAAGGCGACGCAGCAGGTTCTTCTACTGTAACACCAGGTGTAGCGACTGCATTAGATTTATGGATGACTACTAATACAAGTAAGACTTATAACGAAGATGCTAATTTAACGTAAGCATATGAAAATAATATAAAGTTTCTAAAATTTTATATATCTTTGTAGGGAAGTTAGGGAATTATATAATAATTTTAACTTCCCTATTTTTATATTACTTAAAATAAAAACAAAATAATATGCCAAATAATTATAAAA